GCGTTTACATAATTGAATACATCTTGTTTTTGTGTGCTTAATGCCATTTCTTGTTCTCCACTAGTATTTATGCTAACGATAAATACTTATACTATGCCAAGACTCAGTTTATACAAACCCGAAAAGGGCAACGATTACGATTTCTTAGACAAAACTATCACCGAGATGTTTACAATAGGTGGTACAGATGTCTTTGTACATAAGTATCTAGGCCCCGCAAATCCGGACGAAGCAGACGCTACGCCGGCACAACCTCGTTACGATGCTGTTAAAGAAACCAACATACAAGACATGTTATTCTTAGAAAACAGAGATCGTAAGTATGATCCAGACATTTATACAATGCGTGGCATTTATAATATACAAGACATTGACTTTGATATGAGTCAATTCGGATTGTTCTTACAAAACGATACATTGTTTATGACAATTCCTATTAATTATAGTGTTAGAACACTAGGGCGTAAAATTATGCCAGGTGATGTTATTGAACTTCCACACTTAAAAGACGAACATGCACTTAATGATTATAGTGTAGCACTAAAACGTTTTTATGTTGTAGAAGATGTAAACAGAGCCGCTGAAGGTTTTACACAAACTTGGTATCCACATTTATACAGAATTAAATTAAAACAAATTGTTGACTCGCAAGAGTTTAAAGAAATACTTGATTTACCTTCAGAAGAAGGAAGTACAAATACACTACGTGATGTGCTTAGTACATACGAACAAGAAATGCAAATTAATAATGCTGTACTTGCTCAGGCAGAAGCTGATGCACCTAAGTCAGGATACGATACTACAAACTTATATACTATTGCTAAAGATGAAGATGGTAACGTAGCATTAAAAACAACAGATATAACAGACATTGATGTAAGTTCACAAGAACTGTTAGCTGATAGAATTACAGAAACACCAACACGTTCTGAGTACAATGGTTACTTAGTTGGCGATGGTATACCACCTAATGGAGAAGCATTTGGACATGGACCTGGGTTTCCAACTAGTTCAACCGAAGGCGACTATTGGTTAAGGACAGACTTTATGCCTAATAGATTATTTAGACAAGACGGTAGCCGTTGGGTCAAACAAGAAGATGCAGTACGCATGACAATGACAAATACAGATACTAGAGCAACACAAAAAGGTACATTTGTTAACAACTCAACACAAAACACTATTGGCGGAGAAACTGTTGTAGAAAGACAACCGTTAAGTAAAACACTAAAGCCAAAGGCAGATAATTAAGATGCAACATTTTTATGATGGACAAATAAGAAGATACATTACTCAAATGGTTAGACTGATGAGTAATTTTTCATATGCTGACAGCAAAGGCAATCTTGTACAAGTTCCTGTTATGTACGGAGACATTACAAGACAAGTTGGCGCTATTATAAAAGACAACAGCGAAAATAAAATTCCAAGTGCGCCACGCATAGGAGTATATGTTACTGGATTAGAAATGGATCGTACTAGAACTGCTGATTCATCATACACAGGCAAAGTACATCTTAGAGAACGTGCATATGATGCAGAAGGTAAAGAATATTTAAATACACAAGGTAAAAATTATACAGTTGAACGTATGATGCCTACACCGTATACACTAAATGTTAATGCAGATATTTGGTCTACTAACACAGAACAAAAACTACAAATTATGGAACAGTTATTAATGTTCTTTAATCCTAGTTTAGAAATACAAACTACAGACAACTATGTAGACTGGACAAGTTTAAGTGTTGTTAATTTAGAAAATATTAATTTTAGTAGTAGAAGTATTCCTATGGGAGTTGATACTGAAATAGATGTAGCAACACTAGGATTTTCAACACCAATTTATATTAGTCCTCCTGCTAAAGTTAAAAAGCTAGGTATTATTACAGATGTTATAATGAGTATCTTTGATGAAACTAAAGGCACTATTAACTTAAAACAATCAATGCCAGAGCTTAATGCATATGATGATAGTTGGGCAAACAGTACTAAAAACAAAGACAGTTCAGAAAGAATACATATACAAGTGAATACAGCATTAAACTATGATGCTATTGTTACTAACAATATTGTACAACTTGGTAAGAATGGTATATCAGGAGAGATCAGTTGGCGTAATCAACTTGAAATACTACCTGGAGAATACAGAGCAGGATTAAGTAAGATTTATTTAAACAGAATTGATTTAGGTGCTCCTGTTGTAGGTACTATTGCACTAAACGATTTAGACGAAACACAACTTATTGTTAATTGGGATGAAGATACTATTCCAACTAATACAGTAATGGGATTACCAAATAGTCCGCAAAAAGGAACTATTGAAGCAATTATTGATCCAACAAGAACTAATCCAACTAGCTTAAAAGTACCTGGTAATAGAATACTACTACTAGGTGATATCGGTGCTACAGAAAATACAGATGGTGCTGATGCTTGGAAGGATACTAGTGGTAATGACACATTAATTGCTAGTGAAAATGACATTATTGAATGGTCTGGAACACACTGGCAAATTGTATTTGACTCAAGTACTAAAACAGAGCCAGCAACAGATGTTACATATACAACCAATTTAACCACTGGCATACAGTATAAATGGGACGGTGTAGAATGGACACTATCCTTTGAAGGCGAATATCGAAAAGGAAGCTGGCGCTTAGTACTCTAAATAAGTACTTGTATGGAACAAATAATTTGTAGTGGTGCTCTATTCTATTCGTTGACAACACAACGTTTCTTATTCTTACACCGTACACAATCAAAACAAAACAATGTTTGGGGTCTTGTTGGTGGAACTAACGAAGATAAAGAAATCCCTTACAAAGCTCTGCTACGTGAAGTTGAAGAAGAACTTGGCAGTATTCCAAAAATTATTAAATCAATACCATTAGAAACATTTGTAAGTAATGATGATAAGTTTCAATTTCATACTTATTTGTGTGTTGTAAAAGATGAATTTCTACCTGTACTAAATGACGAGCATAACGGATATGCTTGGGTTAGTTTTCAAAATTGGCCAAAGCCATTGCATATGGGATTACGCAACACATTACAAAATAAACAAAACTTAACCAAACTACAAACAGTATTTCAACTAGTTTCGTTATTACAAGAATCGGACATTTAATGAATAAGGTATTAGTAATCGGTGATGTAATCATCGACAAATATATATACGGAACTTCAACACGGATTAGTCCTGAAGCACCTGTGCCTATAGTTAATCTTGGAAGTGTTTCAACATCTTTAGGTGGTGCAGGACTTGTTTATGAAAATTTAAAAAGCCTAGATGTTGATATAGAACTATTTGAAACTAATCAACCTAGAAGTATTAAAACTAGAGTAATCTGTGACGGACATTATATTACACGGTTAGATGAAGATGAAACTGCAAATTCAAATGCAGTCTTAGATGAAGTATTAAGTAGTGATTTTTCTAAGTACGATTATGTTATCCTAAGCGATTACAATAAAGGTGTACTAGATAACGCAAAACAGATTATTGCACATATTAATAGTCAAGGACCTAAAGTAATTGTAGATCCAAAACGTTATGCATGTGACTACGAAGGTGCTTGGTTAGTTAAACCTAATAATAGTGAATTTACTAAATTTGAATTTGACGAATGGCAAGGTAATATTATTACTACTGATGCAGGACGTAGTGTATCTGCTACAATAGATAATATTGAATATAATATTCCTGTTGAACAAGTTGAAGTATCAGATGTTACAGGTGCAGGAGATTGTTTCCTTGCTACGTTTGTATATGCACTAACAAAAGGTTACACACATAAACGCTGTTTAGAATTGGCTGTCAAAGGTGCTACCGAAGCAGTCAAACATGTAGGCACACATATCATAACAATTGATGATATTAATGATACTATTGTATGGACTAATGGAGTGTTTGATATACTGCATATAGGCCATTTAAAGCTACTAAGACACGCACACACGCTTGGAAAACGCCTCGTGGTGGGCATTAATAGCGATGCAAGTGTAAAGCGTTTAAAAGGCGAAACTAGACCCATTAATGACGAACAAACACGCAAAGCCGCATTGTTAGAATTAGGATTTATTGATGAGGTAATCATATTTGACGAAGATACACCGTTAGAAACTTTGAGTAATATTATGCCCAATATAATTGTTAAGGGTGGAGATTATACAGTTGATACAGTAGTAGGAAATGAACTAGCAGAAGTTGTTATTTTTCCAACTATTGCAGGTGCAAGTACAACTAAAATTATAGACGAGATTAGAAAATGAATATTTTAATTACAGGACATGAAGGCTTTATTGGTCAAAACCTTGGAGCATACTTACAATCTAAAGGACATAATGTTGAGGGCTTTGAATGGAAGCCTAACATTATACCAGATCCTGAACCTTATGATAGAGTAATTCATTTAGGTGCTATTAGTAGCACTACTGAACGTGACGTTGAAAAAATTATGGAACAGAACTATGAATTTTCAATGCGTCTATTGCAACTATGTGATCAAAAAGGAACTACATTTATGTATGCTAGTAGTGCTAGTGTATACGGTGATAAGTTTGAAGAAAATGCTAAACTACAACCACAAAATGGTTATGCATGGAGCAAGTATTTGTTTGATAGATTTGTAATGCAAGTTCCAGAGTTTATGATTAATGTACAAGGATTTAGATTCTTTAATGTATATGGCCCAGGTGAAGAACACAAAGGCGACCAACAAAGTGTATTTGGCAAGTTTGAAAAACAAGCTAAAGAAACGGGAGTTATAAAAGTGTTTGAAGGTAGTGATAAAATAGATAGAGATTTTATCCATGTTGGTGATGTATGCGAAATTATTGAAAAGTTTATTGATGTTGATAATACAGATATATGGAATGTTGGTACAGGCACACCTCGTTCATTTATGGACATTGCTAAACTGTATGCTAAAAAGTATAATGCTAAGATTGAAGAAATACCTATGCCAGAAAACCTTAAAGGGCAGTACCAGTATTACACCTGCTCTCACAATAAAAAGTTAATTAATAGTATAGGTGTTCATAATTTTAGAACAATTGAGGAGTATGTAAATGCCAGCAAGACATAGTGGTAAAGTAGACAAAGGTTGGGGATATGAATTAATCTGGGCCACTAACGATCAATACTGTGGTAAGATTATGGTATTTGATAGAGTTGGTGCTAAGTTTAGTATGCACTTTCATAAAGAAAAAGACGAATCATGGTTTGTAAACTCAGGTTCATTTAAGTTACGATATATTGATACATCAACTGCATTAGTAATGGAAAGAGTTTTAAACTCCGGCGATACATGGAGAAATCCTCCATTAATGCCGCATCAATTAGAAGCATTAGAAGCCGGTAGTAGTATTACTGAAGTAAGCACTCCTGACTCTATTGAAGATAATTATCGTATTGCTCCAGGTGATAGTCAACCGCCACCACCACAACAAGAGATTGTTAATGATCCCAATACACAGGCGTAAGTTAGATCTAAATTTAAGTCAATTAAAACATAATTGTAATTTTGTTTATAAGCAAATTATAGACGAGATTGCAATTCCTAATCAAGAAATTGATACTAAACACACATCAATTCCAACGGCAGTAAGTCAATACTATAACTTGTTTACAAGTATTATGCCTGGTATGTTTGAACTACAACGTGATATTAGAAACGAATTTAAAAACAACATTCCGCATGATGAAAGTCTAGAGTACTGGATTGTTGGTTGGTTAAATTATTGGCCCAAACAAGGAACAACACTTACCTGGCACGGACACGAGTACGGAGATGATGATAATTGTTTCCACGGGTACTTAGGTGTACAATGTGAACCATCGCAAACTATATATCGCAACATAGGTGAAGAAGCATTAGAAATTGCTGTTGAAAACAAAAACGGACAGTTAGTTATTACTAACAGCAAAGGTGTTGAACATATGACTAGTGATTGGAAACAAGATGATCCTCGTATTACTATTGCGTTTAATATACAACCTAGAGAAACTGTTTTACAAGAAGTAGGAAATAAACTTAATTATTATGTCGGACTTTAAAGAGCTATTTTCTGTTCCTATACTAGAACATAATGTTCCGGATCGTATTGCAGATGACGTTGAACAATTTGTAGTACCACGTTTAAAACTTATACCAAGACCCGACAACAATGCTCCGCATGGTACAGATTATTTTGAACCTAACAAAGTAGTACATTTAATGAATGATGTACCAGAACTGTTTAGCGAAATACAAGACTGTGTTAACAAGTTTCAAGACGCATGTCATATTAAACAACTAAAAGAAGCTAATCAATACAATTGGTGGACACAAGATTATCACGAAGGCGACATACATAACGAA